CGGGCAAATTTTGAGGCCATGTTATACTAGAATGTTTCTATCTTCGTATTTGTCAACAATCTGAGCTACACGATATCCTAGCAAACTAGTCTTTTCTCTGTATGAATTTAATACTTGTGCAACAACCTGGCTTAATTGTACATTTGATAACGATCTTAAACTGTCTACTAATTCAAAGACATTAACATTATCAGCACGAGCTTGATTTAACAATACAATACTAATACTGTTGGCGCTTTCAGTGCCAAATCCGTTATTTGTAAAAAACCCAACAACTGCATCAATTTGATTGCTAGGAAAACTAACAGACGTTGAATAGTACTTGTCAAAAAAACTTTTTACTTCAACGCTTGAATCAACTGATACTTCAATAGGTAGATTAGATGCCATATTATTTTCCTAACTTAATTAATGATGCAACTGTGCTATTAGTGTTAGTTGGGGCTGTTGGAAATGCTATTCCACTAAGTGCGCTAGACTGTGCTGGTGTTGTAGACGTTTTTAAAATAGTTGTTGTATTAGTATTTGTTTTTTCTACAGTATTCTGATACGAGTTAAGTTGTTGTGTTACAGTGTCAACTATTGATAAATCTAGTGTTTCTGTGTCGCTGCCAGTAAATGACGGACTACTAGATATAGAATCAACATTACCTTGTAAAGAACTTTTTTCTACATCATAATGCTCAAGTCCAAAGCCTTCTGGATCCCCGGTTGATACGTCACCGTTTTCGTAAGTAACTGCTTCAAACTGGATACCCATTGTATTTTCCATTGTACCTTGACCTGCGTAATCCACTTTGTTATGGTTCCAACTAGTAATTATAGGATTATATAAAGTATATCCCACATACTCGTGTCTGGCCATTTGGTAAATTTTAATGTAATTAAAAAACGGCAATGTACTACCGTTATCAAAACCATAAGGTGTAGTTATAAAGTCACTATTACGAGTAGCATTTCTTTTGTATGCCGCTGGATCCCATGCTGACCTGCTGTCTGCATAGTAATAACTATAGTAGTTTTGCCATAACTGATTAATCAATCCCATATTGTCATCATGGAATGTGATATTAATAGGATTGTATTTGTGCGTTGTTTGTATGTTCTTTTTTCTATTGTACTGGTTAAGTGTTTCTGCATTTAGTGTAAAGTTTGGCAAGTCTGCACTTTTTACCAGTACATTAATTTCATTCCTGTATCGATCAATTAAACTAGCATTTGATAATGCCGCTGAATTTATACTGAACGCTACGTGGAATAAAAACTTATGCTTTGGTGCTAATCTAAACTGATCGTCAGTAAACACCCGTGCGGCGTGTTGTGGATCACGCAACGTGATATTAGAAGGACGATATAAAAATGAGTTGGGTGTAAAGGCCATAACAATATTTATCGATAAAATTAACTACGTAGTTAATGAGTAGTCATAAAAAAGCTCACCTGAGTGAGCTTAATTATTAACGTGAACCAGATGCAGTTGCCGCTGTTCCTAAACGTCTCGAAGTTGGAGCTGCCGCGCCACCACTAGTTTGAATACAGTTATCAGGCTGGATTGTCAAGTCAATTGTTAACATATCTTGTGCGCCATAACCTAGTGCGTTATACTGAGCGGCTTGTACGTAGCAACCATAACATTCCCATGTTTCAAGAACGTTTGCGGTTTGTGCGCCGTTACCACCGTCTAGCATTTCAATACGCATTAAGAACTTGTAGTCGCCGCCTGAGGCCGCGCTACTTTGTTCAAAGAAGTCAAACTGTTTCTGCATTTGTTCGCCAACTAATTTTGAAACTTGCCCAGTTACGTCATCACGTAATTTGATTGACATCTGGTTCCATGCTGGGCGACCAGCATAGTTAATTGTAGAATTATAAACCATAATCTTTTGGTTTTCAAATGTGACTTGTGGTCTAGCCGCATCTTGAACTTGCTTGGTTAATTCTGTTGTTGGTGTTGATGTACCAAAGTTTTCAAACATCACTCTAAAGCGATATTTTAACTTTGGCATTAACATACCTTGTGCGCTAGCACTTTGATCTGACGCTAGCGGTACGGTAAATTTTGATAAACTTGCGATTGCCATGTTGTATGCTCCGTTATATTATTATGCTAGGCCTTTGATCTCGCCAGTGTTTTTCAAGCGCAATGGAATGTAAATAAATTCCACTGCTTTCACTGGTTCAATTGCAACGTCTAGGTATAGTTCGTTACGATCAATTCTTGATGGTGTGTTGTTTGATGTATCGCAAACTACGATATAGTCATACAATGCACGTTGACCTACTAATTCTAACAATAGGCTTTCTGCGGCACCTTTCAATTCATCTCTAGTAATTTTATCGTTTGGTTCAAACACATATGGTTTAGCCAACTGTGCAAATTGACGACGTAAATAAATTACTAAACGTGCTACGTTAATACGATCTAATGCACTTGCGCTTCTAGCACGAGTATATTGTCCGTAGTTTACAAGACCTGTTCCTGTAATAAATGTAATTGGGTTAACTTTAACACCAGCTAATGTATCACGTTGTCCATTATTTAATGCAACTGATTGGAATTCGCCTTCGCTTGTAACGTAGCCAACTGCGGTAGCGTTAGTAATTCCACCACGGCGTGTGCCTGCTGGTGCAAACCATGGATAGCTAACATTATCATTTAATGCAATAGTACGTAACATCATGTGGCTTGGCGGTACAACAATGTTGTTACCTAAGTTATCACTTGTGAATCCCCATGGATAGAACACACCTAAGTATTCATCGCTTGATACTAAACCGTCATCGTTGTCTTCAACTGCGCCCGATACGTTTTTACCCCAGTTGTTTAAACTAGTTGCATCTGCTGTTAAACGTGCAGGTGTATCTCCAACTACAAATGCTGTTAAACCGCGATCGTAATTTAACGATACAAGTTCGCCAACTAACTCTGGATATCCAGGACAAGCTAACAAGTTAAATATTCTGCTTTCTTCATCACGTAGTGATTGATTGCTGTTAACAAGGGCTTGCAACGCTTGAACAATAACTTTACGTTGTGCTTTACGACCAAATGTGCCAGCGCCGTTTTCTTGATTACCTGATTCAGTAACCCAACGATGTGGATAGTAATCGGTCATTTGTGCGCCATCTTGGCGAACGTTGTCTGTGTTAGTATCAACATAATCACGTACAAATTTCTTAACATTAAATCCACTTCTACGTAAGTTCCATAGCAACATACCTCTTGGGTATAATGCAGGATCAGGAGCATCAAAATCTAAGAAATCGCTTGTTAATAATTCTTTAATTGTACTTGGAGTTGCCGCTTCACCGTCAGTATTCCAACGTGCATCAAAAAATACAATGCCATCTTCTGTAGTCTGGTCGCCAGTATCAACTATTGCCCATTTACCGGTATTACTATTATACTTGTATAGTGAAGGATAATTTTCCAAGTCACTAGTATCAACCCATAAGTCACCTGTGACTAAATTTGTACCATCACTTTGTGTCTTTGGTTTAGTTGCCGAAACAAGCGGGCCAGCTGGATCTGTTTTAGAATCGTCTGATGCCGCGTAGTAAGGGGAACTATAGTTTGATAGGCCAGCACCTGCTTGGTAGCGATATCCAACCCATGTATAGCCGTTGTTAATTAAAATATCAACTTCGTCAACCATTGAATTATACCATAGTTGATTGTCAGCGGCTTCAGTTGTTGGAGCATCTGCACTGGCAGTAATGTCAGCGTATGGGCTCCATAATGTTGCTACATATTGTTCAGGGCCTGCATCTGTGTAAAAATTAGGTGTTCCTAAACCAGCCATTGTTAGTGGGTCAATAGTAAACGGAGTAAACAAATCTGCAATTGGAGTTCCAGTTCCTTGTGTAAAGTAAATGTCACCGCCGTCTGCGTGACGTAAAGTCACTTCACCAGTTGCAAGAGCCTTGCTGGCTGTAATTTTAGAAGTGTATGGTGAAGAGTTAAATGTTGTATCAGCTAATTTTTGTGTTAACTGTGTTAAAAAGCCATCAACTCCTTCACTTCCAGTAAATGTTACTGTAAGTGCGTCAGTAGTAGCTGTTTGACCTTTAACTGATTCTTTAATTGTAAACGAGTTACTGCCTTGTGCAGTAAATGTTACAGCAGTACCGGAAACAATTTCTGTTGCTCCGGAAGTTTTACGAGCATAAATTTTGTAATTTGCATCTGTTGGACGATTGGCTGCATTAAGTGTTTCTGCAATATTAGTTTTAACAAACAGTGCGCCTTGTACTAAGTTTAAGCCGCCACCTGTAGGATCAAGTCCTTTTAATGCGGCTGCGCTGTTTGCATACAATGGAGCAAATTTTTCAATCCAACTACCTGTTGCTTCGTTGTAAACTTTAATTCTCCAACGTGAACCTAAGTTAGGTTCAGTTGTTTTAACCCATAAAGAGCCAGTTGGGTAACCTTGTACCGCTGATGCATTATCTGTGCGCTTGTATGTTGGTAACTGTGTATGAGGTTTAATTTCTAATGCTGGTGCATAGTAAGTGCCTACAGTAATACCAATCTTACTAGCAGATGTTCCACTAATAGCAATTGCAGTTCCAGTTGAATAAATTTCTAAACGGTTATTAATAACTGCCGCAGAAACACCAGGAGGTACAACTGGATTATCTAAGTCGCCTGTGCCTACGCCGTCGCTGTCATCCATTGCTGTATTAATGTCTGCTACTAGAGTTGTTAAACTTGTATGGCCAGTAAAACTATACGGAGCTCCACTAATTGCCATTGTTAGTGCATCACCTGCAAGTAGTACTGGGCTTGCAACTGTACCCTGTACAGTTGGCCAGCTTGCGGCCCATGCGTTAGAACCAACAACTACCCAAGTACCAGCGGCTGTAAAGGTCTTTGCTTTCTTAAAATATAATGAATAAGTGCCTGCAATTGCTACAATTGCATAATCACCTACTGCACCAACGCTGTCTTTTGGAGCATCATTAACGGCAATTTTTGTGCTGTCAGTAATAACTAGCGGAATTGAATTGCTAAATGTTTGGCCTGTTGCAGTTGTTGCCTCTGCGCCATTCCATTGGAAGATACCAAACTTAGTATTTGCTGTATCAAACCAATACTGGCCGTCAACTGGCTCACCAGCAGGTGCTATTGCCTTAGCATCTAATTGTGATAGATCAATGTCTGCACGTACAACAAATGCACGATTACTTACACCTAAATAACTGTAAGCCGCTTGTAGGCCATATTCGTTTTGTTCGCCTGCATGGATTGGGTTATTATTACTATCAGTCTTAAAGATTGGAGTACCAAAGCTATCCGCTAAATCTTTCTGACTTGTTAGTAGGTAAACTTTACCTGCATTAGCTTTTAGTGTAGCAGGTGCTGTACCAGTTGCAGAACCATTTGCTTTATTCTCAGCACTAGTTACTACTATTAAAGGGGTTGTCCCGGGAGCCGCTGGTGTATAAAAACTTTCGTCTACAACCGTAACTGCTACACCTGGTGAACTTAATTGAGCCATATTTGTAATCTCCGTGAATACGTGTTCATTCTAATTGTATTTAGTGCTTTTTGGCTTTTTATACTTGTAATACACTCTAAAAAAGGGACGGAAAAGGCTTAAATAAAATATGAGACCATTATGTTCGTGCGGCTATAGGCCAGCTGCCGTTAACTATGTTAAAAACGGCAGGACTTATTATAGAAAATTATGTGAGGCTTGCCTTAAGGGTGGCAAGTATGCTGGTATTGCCAGATGGCATCGAGCTGGCTATAAGATAAAAAATACTTGTGACAAATGCGGCTTTAAATCACAGCACACGGAAGTGTTTGCTGTATTTCATGTTGACGGCGACCTAAACAACTGTCGCCCTATCAACCTTAAGACGGTATGCTCAAACTGTCAGCGTGTCCTACATAAAGAGGGGATTCGTTGGCGTCAAGGTGACTTAGTACCAGATCTTTAACTTGTTCAAACAAGTCATCAATGCTTCCGTTATTGTCTAACACAGCATCAAACTTGGTGCCAACCCAAGCAGTTTCGCTAGCATGAATCCCTATTTTTTCTAACCTACTACGACTTGTGGCCCAGGCAAAATTTCCTGTCTCTCCACGATTTGAATTAACAGCATCTTCGTACCATTCCGGCAATTCGCCTCGTTTGACCCAGACAATAATGCCGCCTGCTTCACGAATTGATTTGATTTCATTGGGGAAACGACAGTCAGAGATGACTACGTTATCAGTGCTAGTACGGAGTTTGTTTTCTAGGCTGGCAATCCAAATATCATCATGGAATCCTCTGCGACATACTTCAGTGCCCCATAGTTGAAGCATTAATCTGGGAGTAAGGTCGGGCATGTTCAAACGCTGTGACCACCATGGATCTACTTGTTCTCGCCACTCACGTGCTTGTTTTGTGCGGCCTTCTAGCATAGTGCGGTCCCAGCCAAAGACATAGCTTACTGCATCTTTAAGGGTGTTAGCAAAGCTTTCTCGTCGGAAACCGTGGAAGTTAGTTAGATAATCTGCAATGGTATCTTTGCCAGAACCAATAAACCCGCATACACCAATAATCATAGTAGTCTCCTAATGAACTACTAGTATATAACAGTTTTATTACAAGGTCAAATTATTTGTTAGCCAATCACGAATGTCATTGGAGTTCCGCCAGAAACAAGTTCGCCAATTTCTTTTTCTAGCTTTTCGACTTCTTCTTTGCCTTGCCCTTGTAAAGCGGCACCGTTTAATGTGATTGGAGATCCAGGGCCGGCAATGCTTCCAAACTTGCTACGTGCTTCACCTAGCATTAATTTACATACTGCAAGGGTATAATCGTACAACCATTGTTTTGCGTAAATGTCTTGTAGCAATACAAAATCTGGACGATAGTTATGGCAGCGAATTAAGATTTGTTCGCCTGCGGCAAACGGACGTTGTAAAATAGTAAGGGTATGATTGCTTTGTCGCCATTTGAATTCAATGTAACTACCAAACATACGTCCCACTAATTTTTGGTATCCTGCAAACATTTCGTATGTTGCAAGACCGCCCATCATACTACCGGTTAACAAGTAGCTGTTGGTATAGGCCAAATTAAATGGTTCAAATAATGTTCCACCGGAACCTAACCCACTACGTGAACCAATTGCTCTGCGGAATATGCTCTGCACTTCTACAACTTCATTTGGCAGTTTATATTCGTTTTGATCTTGTATTAATTCTAAGAACATATAGCTTTCTTCTACAGAATTGCTAGAACGCTGTCTAAACTTTGTAATTGCACGATCTAGTGCAGTTTCGTAATGTTTAGGATCAAGCTCTACTTCAACCATGCCGTCGCCCAGCATAGTACGCACGTAATCAAATACCTTGTTACGTTCTATTGTACTGTCTGATTCACTAGGATCTGATGGGTAATTATCTGCCATATTAAGTTCTCCATACATATTTATCGTTAATATTATTTACGATAAATATCATATGCCAAGACTATCACTGTATAAGCCCGAAAGAGGGCAAGATTATAAATTTATTGACCGTCAGATTTCTGAGATGTTTCAGGTTGGTGGAACAGATGTATACTTACACAAGTACCTAGGCCCTAAAAATCCTACCACAGGTACTGCTGATCAGCCAATTTACGATGCTGTAAAGGAAACAAATATCCAAGATTTGTTATTCTTAGAAAACAGAGATCGAAAATACAGTGAAGAAATTTATCGAATTCGCGGCCTGTATAATGTACAAAATATTGACTTTAACCTAAGCCAGTTTGGTTTGTTTATTGACAATGACAC